TTCCGATCTGCGCTGGCCGTGTACGACACTGCCGGCGTTAAGCAGGGCAGGGCGTCACGGGATGGGGAGGTGTTTTATCACTTCGGTGTCCAGGTTGTGATTCGAGCCGACACCTATCCCAACGGCTGGACGCAGATGAAATTGGTCATGGATAAACTTGACGTAGTGAAACTGACGAGCGTGACGTATAATTCAACAACGTACACCTTTTGGAACTCCACCCGGACTTCGTTTTTCGTGTTAGGAACGGAACCGGATAAACGACGACGTGAAACCTTTTCGGTGAACAGCCTAGTGGCCATCGCCGAAACTTAACCATAGGAGAAAACTCATGGCACGATTTGAAGATGGCACTGGAACAACTATTACACTCGCAAATGGGACGACCCTCTGGGAAGTAAGTATCACCCCACCCTCCTTTGAAGGTGGCGGGGAAATTGATACCACAACCCTTCGCAACACGACAATGAGAACCAAGCAACCCAAGGTCTTGAAAGAACTTGGCGAGTGTTCGTTCTCGGCGGCTTACGACACTTCCCATCTGACCACCCTTTACGGCCAGGTCAATACGAACGCAGCGATATCGATCTCGTTCCCGGACGGCGCCTCCATTCTTTTCTGGGGGTTCATTGATTCGGTTTCGGTCGGTGAAGTTTCGGAAGGCGAGCAGCCGACTGTTGACGTCACCGTCATTTGCACAAATGCCGACAACAGCGACCCAGCAGTTGAGAAGGTGCCAGTGTTTGGCTAGGTTCATGAATTTCCTCTGGGGGTGTTTTACCCTCAGAGGATTTTCCTGTTTGTGTTTTATTTTAGGAGATCAAGATGGCAGATGATAAAGACGTTCAAGACGATGGTGTGATGCGGTTCAGTTTGGAGCTGGCTGAAATTGAAGTGGAGTTGGAAGACCCAACCTCGAAGGCGGTTGACAAATATATCTTGCGAGAGATGGACGGGTCAGCCAGGGATAAATATCTTGGTTTCATTGGAGCCAAGATGAATATATCCGGGGACGGGGATTCGACCCTGAAGGACTTCGATGGCCTCCAAGCAAACCTGCTGGCCCGTTGCTTGTTCAAGTTGGCAAGTGATGGGGAGCGGACTTGTGTTGAGTTCGACACCATCCAAGGGTTCCCCGCCCGTGTTCAAACTGCGTTGTTCAACAAGGCCAAACAGATGTCCGGCATGGACGACGAAGCTGAGGATACAGCGGGAAACGATTAGACCAGGGGGAGACCTTGCTATGGTTAAATCTTTGTGAGCGACTTGGGATGACCCTCCAAGAAGCACAGCGAAGGATTTCCAGTAGTGAGTTCACCCTCTGGAAAGTTTACATCAGTGAGGAAGCTGCCCGCTTCCATCGCGACGATCATAACTTCGCGATGATTGCGGCGGAAATTCGGAGGGTGTTATCCAAGAAACCCAACCGCGTGAAGCACGACGATTTCCTTTTGCAATTTACCACTCCCAGGGAACAGCGAAAGAAAAAGAAGCAACGCCAAGAACTCCAGCATCAGAAGGCGATGTGGGCGTTGGCGCTTGGAATAAAACCCCCAGCATTGGAAGAGGATAAGGACGACGACGACGAGGAAAATACAAACCCAGATGGCCTCCTTCGAGGTGGTGACGAATAATGGCAAGCGAAATTGAAGAACTGGTTGTGAAGATAGCCGGCGACGCCAAGGCGCTAGAAAAGGCGCTCAAGCAGTCCGAGAAAGCGGTTAAGAACTTTGCCCAGAAGACCGGCGCTTCGTTGAAGAAGGTCGGCAAGGGAATGCAGAATGTTGGCGGGGCGATGACCAAGTACATCACCGCCCCCCTGTTGGCCTTCGCCGGCATTGGGATTCATGCCTTCGCCAAGTTCAATGACAACATGACCAAGTCCACGGCCATCATGCGGGATGAATTTGGGAACACCCTTTCCAAAGAAGTAATCGGCAAGATGGAGGAGGCGGCAATACTCATCGGTGAAACCACCGTTACGTCTTCCGTGGATGCGGCCGAGGCGTATTTCTTCCTCGCCTCTGCTGGTTTGAGTGCGGCACAAGCAATCGAAGCCCTCCCCATCGTGAACAACTTGGCAATCGCCGGCGCCTTCGATCTGGCAACAGCAACCGACCTTCTAACGGACGCGCAGTCCGCGCTTGGTTTGATGACTGGTTCAACTGCCCAGAAGATGGAAAACATGATTCGGGTTTCCGATGTACTTGTCAAAGCGAACACGATGGCGAATGCCACGGTTGCCCAGTTCAGCACCTCCCTCACGTCCAAGGCTGGTGCGGCGTTGAAGTCTTTCAATAAGGATGTAGAGGAAGGTGTTGCTGTGCTCGCGGCAATGGCCGACCAGGGAGTGAAGGCGCAGTTGGCGGGCAATAACCTGAATCGCATGATCACGTTGCTGGGCCAAGCTGCCCAGCGAAATGCCGCCGATCACAAGCGACTGGGATTTGAGGTGTTCGATGCAGCAGGGAAGATGAACAACCTTGGGCAAATTATCGGGCAGCTTGAACAGATCACGACAGATATGACCGACGAGCAACTGACGGCGACGTTGGCCATGCTCGGGTTCCAGGCGGAAACCCAAGCGGTGATCATGCCCTTGCTGGGAACGTCCGCAACTATCGCAGAATATGAGGAGGCACTTCGTAGCGCAGGTGGCATGACGGAGGATGTTGCTAACGATCAGATGAAGTCTTTTTCCGCCCAGATGAAAATCCTTTGGAATCAAATTCGTAACCTTGCCATGGAACTTGGGAAGAAACTTGCGCCGGCAATAACTTGGGTTGCCAAGAAAATCCAAGGCGCCATTGAGTGGTACAAGAAGCAATCGGAGTGGGTGAAGACCACCATGTTCTGGGTAGGTGTTTTGGCGGCGGCATTGGGGCCGCTGCTTATGATAGTTGGGACGTTGATCGTTATGATCGGGGGGACGGTGGCAGCATGGGGTGCAATGACGGCAGCAATGGGCGCCACGTCCGTCACGGGTGTTATTCTCACCGCCGTCCAGTGGGCGTTGAATGCGGCAATGGCCGCGATGCCATTTGCTATTTTCTTGATGGCGGCAGCAGCCGTCATAGCTTTGTCGGTTTGGATTTACAAATCCAATAAGGCCATGCAGGATTTCAATAAGGAAATGGAACGCGGGAAGAAGTTAAACGACCAGCTCAAGGAAATGCGGGAGGGGGATGAGAAAAAGGTCGACAAAGAGATTTCGGAAATAAAAGACCCAAAGAAAAAGATAGAAGCCCTGAACGCGGAATTGGAACGGTCAACCAAGAACATGAAAGGCTATCAGTTCCAAGTTAAGAATTCAACAAATGAAGCGGCGAAACTTGCGCCCACTTGGAAGTCGGGTTGGCAGGCAGGCAAGAAACTTCATGAGGCGTCACTTGTTACGTTGGCAGAATCGGAGGAACGCCTCGAGAACCAGGTTGAACGGCAGAAGGAATTGAAAGAGCAACTTGAAGCCGCCAAGGAGGAACAGGCCGAACTCAATGCCCTCCAAGTCTCGACGGGAATTACTACGCAACAAGAAATGTTGCTGGTGTCAGATCAGATAGCAGCCCTAAACGAAATGAACGATTCACTCGCACTCCAGGAACAGACGGTCGGCATGACCAAGGACGAGATTGAATTGTATAAAGCCGCCCAGGCAGGCGCCAACGAACAAACAATGGCAACCCTTCAAGCCATCGCAGATGAGAATACGGCAATGCGGGAAAGTATTAAGGCAAAAGAAAAGGCAGCCGCCGCGGCAAAGGAATTGGAAGAGAAGGCGGAGAAGGCAGGTGAGGCGGCGGCAGGTTTGACGGAAAAGTATAGTGAGCAGGTTGCCATCTTTGGCATGAATTCCAGGGAGGCGGCGATTTATAAGTTAGAGGTGGCTGGTGCGACTGAGGCTGACTTGGAACAGGCGCGTGCCTTGGATATGAAATTGACTGAATTGGAAAAGAACAAGAAGTTGATGAAACAGGGCGAGGCCATTACCAAGAAACTTCGCACCGAAGAACAGAAGCTGGCAGACAGTGAGAAAGAATTGTCGGACATGCTGGCGGCTGGGGCCATCGACTTGGACACCTATGAGCGAGGGATGGTGAAACTCCATGAAGAAACGAAGAAAGATTTCAAGGTGAAGTTCAAGGTGTCCGGCGTGGAGGGTGTGATTGCCGGAACAGCCGACGCAGCAGCCAGGTTGGAGGAGTTTAGGACACTCGCGAAGAAGCAAAAAGAAGACCCGCCCATTGATTTCCGCGGTCAAGGGCAAGACATCCAATCCTCTGGCTTGGCGAAGAGGTTCGGGGAAGCTGTGACAGGCACCGAGGCCGACAAAGCACTGGCTACGGCGCAAGCGAACGAAAAGAAACGGCAGGAAGAGGAAGCAGCGAAGGCCAAGGAACTTGCGGATGCGCGGGAGGCGGAGAGGAAAGCGGCTGAGGACGAAATAGTACGGCAAGTCAATGAACGAAAAGCCGTTTCCAAAATGACCCATGCCCAGCTTTTCCAGGTCTATGGCAGGGAAGTGGGCGAGCAGATTGCGGACTTGAAGGCCAGGGCCATGCCCATTCCAGCAGAGCTGCTGACGGGTGGAATGGAACCAGGTGTTTTGGATGAAGTGGTGCAGCGTAACAAGGAAGCGGAGGAGCAAGGCACCGCCACCACCAATCTAATAACCGGCGAGCAAAACGAAGTCTTCGAATCCCGCCCAGGTGATCCTGAGATGGGCATGTTCCAAGGCGGGGCAGTGACGCAGGCGGACATCAACCGGATGAATTATACGGGGCAGGACACGACCGAGATGCAGAAACAATTCGATCAGGCCCAGGCGGCAAAGGCGGGGACACCTTCTGCGACCCCCGGCCGCGATGCCATGGACGAGATGCAGAAACAATACGACGTGGTGGCCAAGCCAATGACGTCGATGATGACCGATAAGCAGGCAGGCATACTTCAGCTCAGGGACAGGCCAGGCGACCCCAATCTTAAAAAGACACCAGGCGGTCTCCCGGAGGCTGAAGAATTGACCTCGATGGACGAGGCGTTGCAACAGATCAACGAGAACACCGCCGGCATGCAGGGGCAGCAGCTTGTGGTTATTTCCCCAGCGGAGATTTCATAATGGGAATGTCTGTTCAAGGAGCGTTGAAATGGTCATGCAGTCGTGATACGAAAGGCGACCGGACTTACAGAGTGTCGTGGCTGGTTAGATCGAATGATGTATACGATGGCCCTGCCCACGCCATTACCGCTTCCGGTTTGCCGCAGGTGGGTTCAACGTGGCAAGCGGGAAATGATTATGATGTTTGGGCGTTCTGTACGCCGGAAACTTCCGCCTCCCCTCTTCAAAGTAAGGAAAGAGGATATTATTGGGTGGTCGAAAACACCTTCACCACCAAGCCACAGAACAGATGCCAGAATGCCTCGATTGAAAACCCCCTGCAGGAACCTGCTGAAATCAGTGGCAGCTTCGTGAAGTATTCTAAAGAGGTCGACAAGGACAAGGACGACAACCCAATCGAAACAAGCAGCCATGAAATCATTCGTGGGCCAGTGGTGGAGTTCGATCAAAACCGCGCCACCGTTTCCATCAAAGGAAACATTCTTACCCTCCCGCTGGAAATGTTTACGGACATGATCGACAAGGTGAATGACGCGACCTTGTGGGGACTGGCGAAAAGGAAAGTGAAGTTGTCCAATGTGAGCTGGGCGCGGGTGCTCTATGGGACTTGTTTCTTCTATTACACTGTCACCTATGAATTCGATATCGACTTCGAAACTTTTGACCGCACAACCTTGGACGAGGGAACCAGAGTGCTCACCAAGGGCGGCGACAAGGACAACAAGAATGATTTCGAACTTTACAAAGACGTGAACGGGGAGAACACGAGGGTTTTCCTGAACGGGGAAGGTGAGAAGTTGGGGGATGGTGAAGACCCTATTGAAATCGAAATCAAGTATTATGAGGAAGCGAATTTCCTGCAGTTGGGCATTCCCACCTCATTATGATTAGGGGACTAAGATGGAAGACAAACAGATTCAAGCTGCTATAGATAAAATGATTCCCATCGAGGAAATGAGGCAAGGGGCAACCAATGACCACGATCGTTTGACAGTTAAGTTGGAGGTCTATTATGAGCAGTCTGAATTTGACCCTGCCCAGGTGTCGTGCAGCTTTGTTCAGTTGCTTCCCCAGTCCCAAGATCAAATCTACGTCCGCCGAATTTTAGTGGGGCCAGAATGGCAGGCGTTGGACATAGGGTGGGTGAAGGAGGTTGGTTTCATCCTTGTGGAAAACAGACCGAAACGATTCCAAGCAATGCCAACCGAAGAGGAACAGGCGGAGGTAGAGAAAAAGGTGTTGAGTATTCGAAACAGTGAGGCCAGTGAATGGCCGATTGCTTCCGGAGCATTCTTCTTCGGCAAGCCCCAAGATATTAGCACCGTGCAGATTCGTTGTCTGTCCGGTGAGACCCAGGCCGTTGTGAATATCTTCCCAGGTTAAAATGGCAGGCGGCAACCAATACTTTCTGAACGAAAAAGACAAGGAACGCATCCTTGCCGCCCTCACCCGTTTAGACAATACGCGGCAGGATGGGATTACGCCCTACGTCCCACCAGGTGACCCACGGGCGCCCGAAGTTTATGTCGGCATTCTGCCTTGTGGTGAAGAAATCCCCAAGCGGGAAGGTGACACTCCAGGAGTGGCCAAGGTTTGTCTTTATAAGATGGTCGGAACTGCTGCCGGCCAACCCATCATCGGCCCGGGCGGTGTTCCCGAAGAGGAGCCGGAAACTCCCCCTGACGACTCGCCGGGGCAGACGTACAAGTTGGAACCTGTTGTTGATTTACAAGACCCACCAGTTCAAATCCGAGTCGATGTCTATAACATTTATGATGAGCCAGTTACGGACGGAGAACATTACATTCGACTGCAGCGGGATAAATATGGTCGATGGTTAAACGAACGGCCGCAAGATTCAGCGCCTCCTCCTGCTGTGACCAATGATAGTATCAATCCAATTGAAAATGCCTGCACCGGAATTTGCGTTTGGGTCTGGGATGAGCTGGCTTTTGAGTGGGTTCCCGATCAAGAAAACGCCAACGCTTGTAGCAATCCACCAGGGACAACCCAAACAACAGAAGACCCATGTGCGGCGATGTCCTCGTCAGGGGATTGCTCTTGTTGTCCGGGCATTGACCCGTACACGAACACAAGCACCACGGCCGCGCCCACCACCACCACCCTTGATCCAGATGAATTTGTTTGCGTGTGCCAGTATCCATTGCACTGCGGAATTACTGATCAGGAAATTACCGAAACAAGTTGTTCGGTCGGAGAAAATACGCCGGACTTGGATTGCACCACCACCCTCACCACGGGCGACCCGGACACCACCACCACGCCGGATTGTAATTGCGATACGTCAACCACTCTCGGGCAGTGCGGGAACGGATGTGATTGGAAAGCGGTTCCGGTGTGGATGGGTGGTGGCGGGTGGGCTTGGGCCAATACATCACCATACCAATTGCGTCCCGCTTCCACCGCCAGGACCTCCAGGTCCCGCGCCACCATGCCAAGGCGGCTGCCACTTCATTTACACTGCCGTGGGCGGCAACTGGATTCTGATTGACCACGACTGTTCCCAGTTGGCTTGGTGTCACGGGGTATGGGCGTCGAATCAAGGTGACTGCTGCACCTGCGTGTATCCTTCTTACACCGGCCAGGATTGCGAGCAGGCCAGCACTGGCTGCGTAATGCCGCCGGCAAACTCAACAACGCAAGACCCAT